ACCTGTGGATTTAAATAGCTTGTCATTGACCTTTGTTGATGGTTTATCTAGAACTAAGAACAAGAAATATTACTTTAATTTAACAAATGGTATTGGATTTAATGCAGAAGATCAAGTAAGTCTAAAAGATTTGCTTATTGATTGCTTTTCTAAGACTGAGTTTACTTTAGATGTATGGGTGAATGAGTACTATAAAACAGCAAACGTACCTTCTAGGAACATAGAAAATATGTATCTAAAGAAGAATTACTTAATGGAACAATATGGAGAGTATTTAAATTACTATGACATATTGGAATATATATGTAATAGGTTTGGATGGGAGTGTTTTTATAAGGAAGATAAATGGTATTTAACTTGCTATGGAGCTTTGACTAGAGAAACAAGTATTGCTTACTATGTTTACAATAGTGCAGGTGCTTACCAATCTACTCAAACAGTAGGTAATACTACTACAGTTGCTATAGACGCAACTAATAATTTTAAGCAAATAGGTCAATCTTTATTGGTTAGCTTTAATAGGGCTCAAAAGTCTTATACTCAATTTAGCCCAATATATAACGTAAAGCAACTTGTTGCTAATGGGTGGTTTTTATCTTGGTCAGGGACTAACAACGTAGATTCATGGATTGAAACAGGTATGGTAGTTTCTAAATATAATGCTACAACTGGAGGATTATTTACAGATGATGTAACAAGCAATCCAACAGAAAATAATAAAGCAGTTAGATCATTTGGTAATGATGTTAAAGCTGGGGATTATATTAACGTAAGATGGTTAGATTATAAATATAACTGTACGGCTAGATATTGGGTAAGAATTATACCTTCTGATAACTCTGCTGCTCAGTATTTAAACAATAGTGGAGAATTTACTACAACTACAGTTTATCTTAATGATTATCCTGTAGGATTCCCTAAGCAAATATTAGTACCTATTGATGGTGCTATTGATGTTATTATCTACAGACCTATTGATGGTGGTGGTACTCCATATCTTGAACTATATTATTTCTTAGTTCAAAATGTAGGTCCTGTATCGCAAATTTATAATTATGACTCTTATAGAGAAATTGGTAGTATAGATTCTCAATTTAAGCCAGAAGAAGGAGAAAACTTTGCTTTAGGTTTTATGTATAATGATATATTTAAGAATACTGATTCAGGTGCAAGAGCTGCGAATCAACCACAAGATGTTTCTGCTTCTTCTTATGTTGGTATGTATACTTTAATTGCAAATGCTGGTTTTGCTAATCAATTTGGAAGAGGAACAACAGGCAGTACTGAGTTATTTACTTTAGTTGCTCAAGATATTGGCATAGACCAAGTAAGGACTCAAACTGTTATAGAAGGTCAATTTAAAAGCATTGGATATTGGTTAGATAGCAAGTTTACTTACTCTTATGATGGTGTTAATACTTACACATACTTATTAAAATCCTTTAAATGGGATTTAAAACAAGCTACACAAGAGTCAGTATTAAAAAAGATTAATTATAACGGAACAACTATAGAAATAGATATATTCAAAAACTTAAATACTAGGAAATAATGGCATCAGTAATAAATGGAACTAATATAGTATTATACAAATACGACACAAATAAACAATATTACTTTAATGGTTCTATAAATCAAGGAGTGACTGTTAATGGTTTTGCTTGTAAAGAGTTAAGCACTGAAGATATAATTGGTACTTCTACTAACTTTACAAAGACAGGAGCAGGTGTAATAGCTTCTTTTATAACTGATGCTAGTGATCCTAACATTACTGAGATTACTGCTGGTACATGGACTATGTCAGCTTACTATTCTATAGCAACTGCCTTTGCAGGAGCTAAGGTTCAATACAAGCTATATAAATACGCAGGTTCTACAGCTACATTGTTAGCAACTTCGGCAGAAACTACACTAACGTCAAATAGTAAGACTTTATATAGTACAAGTATGACAATTTCTACTACTGTATTAGCAAGTACAGATAGAATTATTATTGAAGTTAATTATTTAGGTACTACTACAAATGAAATAACCTTATATACACAATCAACTAATCCTGGAAGTGTTACAACAAACATTTCAGTAGGTGTTCCATTTGGTGCAGCTACTAATTGTACTTTTAGTACAAGTGTAGATCAGGTAGAAGTTACTACTACAAATAGTGAATCATATAAAGAGTACTTAGGTTCTCAAATTAGTTGGAATATATCTGCTGATGGTTTTATAGCCCTTAGCGACTATTCTTACTTATTCTTACTTAATAAGCTTCAAACTAAAGAGCAAATTATAGTTAAGTTTCAAATTGATAATGACAATGGTAATGGTACAGGTGCTTTAGGTTATAGCATCTTTACTGGTCTTGTTAATATTGTAAATTTAAATATGACTGGTCCTGTTGAAGGGGCATCTACTTATAGTGTGTCTTTAGTAGGCACAGGTCCTTATACAGTAACAGGTACTCAAGTTACTCCAGGTGGTGTTGTTATAGAATCTTCAAATGTGGTAATGCATCAATATACAGCTTTTGGTGGCGAAACTACAATTACTATATTATCACTTATTGGTGCTACAGTATTGTCAGTTACAAGAGGTGGAATGGAAGTAAGAACAATATCTACTTCAGGATTACCTACAGGAGATAATGTGGTATTTAACACTACGACAGGAGTTCTTACCTTTGGCAGAGCTTTAGAGTCGGATGAGTTTGTTAGAATAATTGCAAAATAATAGTTAAAATTTATATATAAATGAGTTCACAATTACAGGTAACAGGAGAAGCAAAGATTAGGGATATACAAGGTCCAGTAGTGGCTAATAGTGGTGTAATAACTGCTTTAGATGGTGCTGCTTCACAATATGTTCGTGGTGATGGTACTTTAGCTGACTTTCCAACATCAAGTGGTGGTGGCAGTTCGGTTAGTTACTATCTTAATTCAAGTGTTTCACAAGGCACAATAGGTGGGGTAGCTTATAGAGAGTTAAGCAAAGACCCAATCATAGGTACTGGAACTGACATTGCTATTTCTGCTAACGGATATGTAGCGAATTACATTACCGATGTTAATGACCCTGATGTAACAATAGTTCCTGGCGGAAACTTTAATTGTGAGTTCTATTTTAGTGTAAGTAATGACACAGGAAACCCTTCTACTTATGCCGAACTTTATAAGTACGATGGTACAACTTTTACATTATTAGGTTCAAGCGTAGGAGTTCCAGAGTACATTAATCAAGGAACTATCATTGCACCTTATTATTTTGCTATTCCTGTTCCTACAAGTGCCTTAGCTTTAACCGATAGATTGGCAATTAGAATCTATGTAGACGTTGATGGTAGAACAGTTACTTTACATACCGAAAACGGACATTTGTGTCAAGTGGTAACAACCTTATCTAAAGGGATGGTTTCTTTAAACAACCTTACAGATCAATCACAATTCTTAACCACAGGAACGGCTGGAACTAACTTTGCGATAGCTTCAACTGGTGATACACATACTTTTAACCTACCAGTGGCTTCGGCTACAAATACAGGTAAATTAAGTTCTACCGATTGGTCAACTTTCAATAACAAGCAAAACGCAATAACTGACCCAATTACAGGAACAGGAGCAAGTACACAAATTGCTTATTTCAATAGTGGTACAAGCATAACAAGTGAGGCTGCGTTTAACTACGATTCTTCAACTAATAGACTTGGAGTTAATACTTCAGTTCCTAATGCAACGATTGGTGCAAACGCTGGGATTGATAGCGGTTACTCTTTGTTGCTTAAAAACGATAACGCTAACTACAATGGTATTGGATTTGGTATTGATTCAACATACGGAAACTTAATATCAACTGAAAAACAAGGAACGGCTTTAACGAGAAACTTAACCTTGTTAAACCAAAGCGGTTTTATATCTTTAACAGAGGCTGGTAACTTAGGAGTGGGTTTATTGACTCCTAACACGGGTATAGATATTTATAATGGCACTACAAGCTCTTTATGGCTTCATACGGCTAACTCTGGGGTAACAGGAACTGATGGAGTTAGATTGGCTTTATTTAGCACTAATGGTGCTAATTTAAGGAACTACGAAGGTGCATTTAGTATTACGGCTGAAGGCGACTTCTCAATCATTACGATAGGTGCAGAGAACTTTAGAGTTAATAGTGCCGATGGTAGTATTTATCAATCAAAGGTTGCTAATGCAATGCTTAAATCGGTAAGCGGTGTAATTACTGCTGCCGTTGCTGGGACTGATTACGTTTTGCCAAGTGCTTTAACTGGGTATGTACCTACTTCAAGAACTTTAACGATTAATGGAACGGCTTATGATTTAAGTGCTGATAGAAGCTGGTCAGTCGGAACAATGGGTGGTAGTGGTGTAAGTGGTAGAGTTGCTTATTACGATGGTACAAATAGCATTACATCGGAAGCTGGGTTTATATACGATGCATCTACAAATAGATTAGGAGTAAACACAACTGTTCCTAATGCGACAATAGGTGCTGATTCTGCTTTAGATAGCGGATATGGTTTACTTATCAAAACAGGTGCTTCTAATTACAACGGAATAGGAATAGCAATAGATTCTACTTATGGTAACTTAATCTCTACGGAGAAATTAGGTTCTGCAAGTGCAAGAAATTTAACTCTACTTAATCAAAGTGGTTTTGCTTCATTAAAAGAGAATGGTAGTTTTGGTATTAATACTTTGAACCCAGCAGTAAGCGGAGTTGGTATTGATATTTATAGTTCAACAAGTGCTGGATTAAGATTCCACACTTCTGCAAGTGGTTTATTAGTAACCGATGGTGCTGGTATCAATTTTAGTGCTGGAAACAACTTAGGAATTACAAACTACGAAGCTGGAACAATAGACATCGTTACTAATGGTAACTCTGGTGTTTATATCGCATCTAATGGTTATGTAGGAATTAACGGAGCAACTCCAAGTGTGGCTTTAACTGTAACAGGTGCTATTAGTCAAACAAGTGTAACATCTTCTTTAATTAAAACTGATTCAAGTGGTTTGCTTGTTGCAGCGGTTGCTGGAACGGATTATGTAGCACCATCTGCCTTGAGTAGTTATGTTCCAACAAGTAGAAATTTAACTATAAACGGAACTTCATACGATTTATCTGCTGATAGAAGTTGGTCGGTAGGCACAATAACAGGAAGTGGTACAAATGGGTATATATCATTTTTTAATGGTTCTACAACTGCTTTAGGTTCAAGTTTACTTTATAACGATACTACAAATAGCAGAATTGGTTTAGGTACAACTTCTCCTTTAGAGCAATTCCATATTTATAATGCAAGTGCTGCTGCAAGTTTTTTACTTCAAACAAATAGTGCTACTGCGTACTCTGAAATTTCAGTAAGAAATGCAAGTTCTGTTTCTACTTCATATTTTAGACAATATTCATCAAGTGCAAGTGGTACTGATTTTGGTGCTTCAAGAGCAAACTTAGCTACGTTTTTTAGTAACTTTGCGTCAAATTTTGCAATAGGCACTCAAAATGGTGGAGATTTAATTTTAGGTACTGCGAACACAGAAAGACTTAGAGTATTAGCTTCTAATGGTAACGTTGGTATTGGATTATCAAATCCTACTAATATCTTACACCTTTACGCAACTGCTCCTATTTTAGCAATAGAATCATCAACTACTGGTAATGTATTTTTAAGAATGTTACAAATGGGGACTGTTGTTTCATCATTGTTTTATAATAACGCTACATCAACATTAACTCTTTCAAATAATAACTCTGGTATTCAGTTTAATACTTCTGGAGCAAGTCCAGCTTTATCTTTAGCAAATACTGGTGCTGCTACATTCTCAAGTAGTGTTAGAATTAATGCTGATGGACAATCTTTATTAATATTCCCAACTACTACTAATTCTGTAAGGATGCAAATCCAAAGTAGTGGTGGTGGTAATATGATAATTGGTACAGATAATTCAACTGGTGGAAATTTAGTAAGTGGCTCTAATGCTTACGCTTCAGTATTTTCAAGTGGTTCTACAAAAGATTTAGTATTAGGTACAAATAGTGTTGCAAGATTAACTATTAATGGAACAAGTGGTAACGTTGGAATCGGAACGAGTTCGCCTACTGCAAAATTAGAAATTCAAGATGGTCATGTAAGATTATACGACCCAGTTTCAACTGCTGGTGCTGGATATGCAGTAATATGGGCATCAAATAATGGTGGAACAAACACATCATTTGCTACGATAGAAGGTGTTACAACAAGTGCTGGAAATAGAATTGGTGATATAAAGTTTAATACTTCAAATGCTGGTGCGCCTACCGAAAGAATGAGGATAAATTCTGCTGGTGCTATTTTATTTTCTTATACTGGTGATTTACTTTTTTCAAAGCCAGATGGTGCTAATTATTCAAATTTACTTTATAGTGGTGCAAATGCTAATGTGATGTTTTCTGGAGGTTCTGGTGGGTTTGGTATTAATAACAAAGCAAACAGTATAAGAATATTACAATTATCCGATGGTGGAAATTTAACTATTGTTGGTTCTTTATCAAAAGGTTCTGGTTCATTTAGAATTGACCATCCATTAGAATCAATGACTGAAACACATCAATTAGTGCATTCATTTGTTGAAGCACCTCAAGCTGACTTATACTACAGAGGGAAATTAACACTTGTAAATGGCAAAGGTCAAGCAAATATTGATGAAGTTTCTACAATGACAGAAGGAACATTTGAAGCATTATGTAGAGAAGTGCAATGCTTTACTACAAATGAAACTGGGTGGGATTTAATAAAAGGTAAAGTAATAGGCAATATTATCTACATAGAAAGTCAAAACACAAATTCAACAGATGAAATTTCTTGGTTAGTTATAGGTGAAAGACAAGATAAGCATATGATGGAAACAGAATGGACTGATGAAAATGGTAGAGTAATAGTAGAGCCATTAAAAGAAATTAAACAAGAAACAGAAAATAAATAATATGAAATACTGGTACATTAATCAATTAGACTGCGTTCCACAAGATGGAGATTTAACAGACTTTGTTGTCGTTGCTCATTGGTCAAGGTTTGCTAAAGAAACAATTAACGATAAAGAGTATCAAGCAATGGTTTATAGTACCCAATCCTTTTCAAAGGATGACGTTACTAACTTTATACCTTATGAGGACTTAACCTATGAAATCGTATGTGGTTGGTTGGATGCTTCTTTAGATGTAGAGGCTTTAGACCTAAACTTAGATGCTCAAATAGAGAATCAAGTTAACCCACCGATTGTGGTATTACCTTTACCATTTGTTAATCCCTAATGAAACATCTTAAAGACTACGCTTTAATAATCTTAACAGCTTTTGTAGCAGTATTCTGTTACAGGAGCTGTAATGGTATTAAGGATATCCAAGTGATAGAATCTATAGTTCATGACACGATTACACAGAAAGTAGTAACCTCCAGGTGGAAACAAGGAAAAGATATTCCTTATGTTATAATAGCTACCGATACTGTACATGATTCTGTACAATATACTGTACATGATACTGTACAGATATTAACTGATTATATGCGTACTTATGCGTATTCTGATACCATTAACGTAGATTCTAATACCTTTGTCATCAAGGACACTATAAGCCAAAATAAGATCCAATCAAGGGGATTTGAGGCTAAAATAACCGAAAAAACCATACTTACCACTATTACTAAGGCAGCTAAAGCTAATAATACCCTTTATTTGGGCTTTAGAGGCGATTTAAGCGGTTCTAATGGCTTAGAAGTACTAAGTCCTGGAATCATGCTTAATGCCAAAAATAAGGCTCTAATAGGTCTTAATGTAAATATTAATAAAAACTTTAATATAGGCTACTC